CCTACGGTAACGCCAACAAATACTCCAAGTAACACCGCAACCCCAACACAGACGCCAACTAACACCGCAACCCCTACCGTAACACCAACTAACACAATTACCCCTACCGTAACACCAACTAACACAATTACCCCTACCGTAACACCAACTAACACAATTACCCCTACCGTAACAACAACTAACACTGCAACACCAACACAAACCACCACCGTAACGATAACTAACACTGCAACACCAACACAAACCTCTACCGTAACTCCTACCAACACTTTAACCCCAACAAATACTTTAACCCCAACAAATACTCCGACTAACACATCAACTTTAACTGTAACCCCTACTGTTACACCTACTAATACTATCACGCCAACATTAACTCAAACACCTACGAACACGCCAACTAATACATCAACCGCAACGCCAACTAATACTATAACACAAACTATTACTAAAACACCAACATTGACTCCAACAAACACTATAACTCCAACAAAAACGGTAACACCTACAGTTACAAAAACTCAAACACCAACATTTACCCCTACAAATACTATAACACCAACAAAAACGGTAACACCTACAGTTACAAAAACTCAAACACCAACGGTTACCCCAACGGTTACCCCAACAAAAACAGTAACCCCAAGTGTAACTGTCACACCTTCATTATCAGGAGAACCACCACCAACACAAACACCGAGTAATACGCAAACACCAACACATACTCCGACAAGAACTAGAATACCAACATAAAAGAATTAATTATTCGCATTAGTTTCCAATATGACAATTTTGTGTATTTATTAATGAAATGGAATTTACAATTGGTCAGAATTCAAGTTTACCTGTTTTAAAACTTCAAGTGGTTAAAGATGGTATTGAAAACTATAACTCTATGATGGAGTTTATAGAAAGGTCTTCTATTTTCTTTACTATGGTTAATACCGAAAACGGTATCCCTAAAGTTTTTACAAGATCGGCTGGTTTTGTAGAGAAATTAGAAATGAATCAAAATGCTTCTCCCGAATACTATGTTTACTATCGATTTACAACACAAGACACCTCAAGGATTGGTAGATACGAAGGCCAATTCATGTTTATTAACGATACTGGAACTTTAGTTTTACCAATTAGAGAAACTTTGTTTATTAACATTGTTGAAAGTTATATTGCTAATGATTTACCATATAGTGATTGTTATAATTTAAATTTCAGTTGTTGTGTTACGCCATTCCCAACACCTGAACCAACTCAATCACCGTTCCCTGTTTTATCACAAACGCAAACACCAAGACCTACAGTTACTCCTACTGTAACTCAAACACCTACGGTAACAAATACACCGACAAATACACCGACATTTACACCGACAAATACTAATACTCCAACTCCTACAAATACTAATACGCCAACATCAACGCCAACTAACACAATAACAAATACACCAACGATTACTCAAACAAATACTAATACCTCAACACCAACAAATACTCAAACTCCAACACCAACTCAAACACCAACAAATACTAAGACACCAACACCAACAAATACTTTAACACCTACGGTAACACCAACACGCCCGTAACCCCAACAAGTACTATAATACCAACCGTTAATTTAAAATTTTAATTTGACAAGAGTAAATTTTACTCATATATTTATTTACGAAGGTAAATGCCGACCTTATTCGGTAGCTAATAGACCAAAAGTAAAAAATATATGACATCACAAGAAGAAATTAAAAGTTTCCTAGAAGGAAATGATCCTGAAAAATACATAGTGGCAGTAGAGTACGACTATGTCTCAGACAAAATTTTTAAAATAAAAGAAATACCTGGCAAAGGTAAAGAAATCCAACGAGATACTTTAATCTCATTCGCATGGGTTGGTGACCTTCGTGGTCAAAATTTTTATTCATCATCAAAAGCATTGCAAAAAGAAGCGATGACAAAACACGGAATTATCATTGAGAAATTAAGAACCGATGACAATGAAAGATTGGAGGACGGATTAACATTTTTAGTTAAATGTATAAAAGGGTATAGAAACCTTATTCAGTTTTTTAGAGAAGGTGGTGTTGATCCTTGGGGTGAAAAAACAAAAGATCTTATTACATTGTTGTCACCTGTGGAACAATACTTAATTTCAAAAGAAAAAAGATTATTCAAAGGATTTGAGGAATATAATGATATCACAAGGTTTGTTTTTGACCTTGAGACGACCGCATTAGAACCAAAAGACGGTCGTATATTCATGATTGGAATGAAAACAAACAAAGGGTTTATGAAAGTAATTGAGTGTAAAGACGATGACGAAGAACGAAGAGGTCTTGTTGAGTTCTTTAGAACTATAGATGAGGTTAAACCATCAATCATTTCGGGGTATAACTCAGCAAACTTTGACTGGTTTTGGATATTTGAAAGGTGTAAGGCGTTAAACTTGGACATTAAGAAGATTGCAATCTCAATGAACGCACAGAAAACAATCTCACAAAAAGAATCAATGTTAAAGTTAGCAAATGAGGTTGAGAGATTTAATCAAGTTCAAATGTGGGGGTACAATGTAATTGATATTATCCACTCAGTTCGTAGAGCTCAAGCCATTAACTCAAGCATTAAAGAAGCTGGATTAAAGTATATTACTAAATATATTGACGCTGAGGCCAAAGATCGTATATATATTGACCACACAAAGATTGGTTCTATGTATGCTAATAAAGAAGAGTATTGGTTAAACACAGATAATGGTAACTACAAGAAAGTAGGTATTGACCCAAAGGTTGATGAGATATGTGTTAGACGAGGAGATGTGTATGTTAAAACAACTGGTGATGACATAGTTGAGCGTTATCTTGACGATGACCTTGACGAAACTTTGATTGTTGACGACGAGTTCAATCAGACAACTTTTCTATTATCGTCTTTAGTTCCAACAACATATGAGAGAGCATCAACAATGGGAACCGCAACATTATGGAAAATGGTAATGTTAGCTTGGTCTTATAAACACGGACTTGCTATTCCAATAAAAAAAGAAAAAAGAAATTTTGTTGGTGGTCTATCGCGATTACTTAAAGTGGGTTATTCTAAGGATGTATTAAAACTTGACTACTCTTCACTATACCCATCCATTCAGTTGGTTCATAATGTGTTCCCCGAATGCGATATCACAGGGGCGATGAAGGGATTATTAACATACTTCCGTAACTCTCGTATTATGTATAAGAACTTGGCGGTTGAGTATAAGACTATCGATAAAAAGAAATCAACATCTTTTGACCGTAAACAATTACCAATCAAAATATTTATCAATGCATTCTTCGGATCGTTATCGGCACCACATGTATTTCCTTGGGGAGATATTGACATGGGAGAACAGATCACCTGTACAGGTAGACAATACCTCAGACAGATGTTAAAGTTCTTTGAGAAGAGAGGATACAGTCCTTTAGTGTGTGATACCGATGGTATGAACTTCTCCTTACCACCTGAAGGTGTTGACGATAGGGTTTATATTGGTAGAGGATTAAACTGGTTGGTTAAGGAAGGTAAGGAGTATCGTGGTTATGACGCTGATGTTGCAGAGTTTAACGACATCTTTATGAAAGGTGAGATGGGACTTGATTGTGATGGAACTTGGGATTCGTGTATTAACTTGGCTCGTAAGAATTATGCCACTATGGAACACAACGGTAAAATAAAATTAACCGGTAATAGTATTAAATCTAAAAAGATGCCAAAGTATATTGAGAAATTCTTAGACAAAGGGGTTAACCAATTACTTAATGGTGAAGGTAAAAAATTTATTGAGTGGTATTATGAATACATCCAAAAGATATTTGACCAAAGAGTTCCGTTGGCTGAAATCGCATCTAAAGCAAGAGTTAAGTTAAGTATTGATGATTATATTAAACGAAGTAAACTAACAACTAAGGCCGGTAACCTTAATTCAAGGATGGCTCATATGGAACTTCTTATTAGAGATGGAATTCAAGCAAACCTTGGTGATATGATTCTTTATGTTAATAATGGAAACAAAGCGTCACACGGAGATGTTCAAAAAGTTAACAAACCAAAAAAAGGGTGGAGTGATGATCAATTAGGTCTTTATTTTACTAACACAAAAGGAGATCCAAATACAACTGATTCGGTTATTCAGATTAATTGTTATCGTATTGAACCATCTGATTTAGAAAATAACCCTGAAATGTTAGGTGAATATAACATACAAAGAGCAATTACAACATTTAATAAACGTGTGGAACCTTTATTGATTGTATTTGATGATGAGGTTAGAGATACTTTATTAATTAAGAACCCTGAAGATAGAAGTTTCTATACGACAGACCAATGTAAGTTAATTAATGGTAAACCATTTAACGATGGAGACCAAGATGACATTTATGAGAACTTAATTAAAATGGAACAAGGTGAAGTAGAATTTTGGGAGTCAGTTGGTATTGACCCTAATTATATGTATGAATTGGCAGAAGAGGGTTGGGAGAAACACATTTAATAAGTTAATCTAACTTGATACCGTCTGACGATAGTATGTACCAAATACCATTAACAAACTGTAACTCAACACAAGCCCCTCTACCAATAGAAATTTCATCCCAATCTTCATCTATTCTACCTATGTCAGGTATAATAGTACAATTGGTTAAAGTTTTTATTTTAATTTTTTCTGTAGTTGTTGAATCTAATTTCACTTTAGACTGCGCAACATCTTTTATAATTAAAAGATTCTCACCATTTGTTTTATAGATTTCATCGTTTACTATAACAGTTTCAAAAGTGTCAAGGTTTAATGATCTTTCTCCTCTGAAAACAGTTTTTCTAACAGGTTTGTTTTTTATAATTGGCATAAAATTAAATTACATATATTTGACGAGGCATTGCTCTGAACTTAAGTTGTTTGTTAAGATTTTCCGCAAGTAACGCTTCTCTCTCCATTATTTTTTCAGGACGAAGTCTTGTTAATCTTCCGTCGGCACCAATGAGTTCTTCTATTAATTTTAATTTTTCGTCTTTACCTTCGGTTGCTAATGTAGCGTAATCCATAGTTAGATCACCATCAGGTGTTTTTAAACTACCACTAAATTTACCACGAACTCTTGCAAGTGTTTCTTTACAATAGGCGGTAAACCATCTTCTAACCCAAACTTGTGCCGGATTGTTTAATTTATACCAACTTAATTTATCAAATGGAACATCTGAAGGTAATAAAACAATATCGGGATTGTCCGCTAAACATTTGTCTCTATCTCCATCTGTTGTGTCATAATACCAATACCAAACTTGATGGTTTGACATTTCTGCGTTACCAAAATCAAATCTACCACCTGGAGTGTTTAATAGGTGTAATCCCTTTTTACCTCCGGGAAGCGCGGTAATATAATAAGTTAACTCCCCCGCAAACATTCTTCTTTGTATGTTTACTTCTTGCATTCTAAGTAAAGTATCAAACACTGGAGTTAAATAATAACTTCCCGCCATATTACCAATTTGAGCAAGTCCTCCTCCTCCACCTAAACCAGTTCCTGCGCCAATACCGGCAAATCCACCGACACCAAACATTGCAGTATTTAAAGTTGATGGTGTAAACCATAAAATTTCATTTATTTCACGACCTGCTGGAATTTCATATATTTGTTGATTTGGTACTAATTGAACAAAATCCTTTTTAATTACCCAATCGCCCCCCGCTTGTAAACCAACAATTTTAGAATACGCGTAAGTATATCTGGTTTCAAAATCTAAACTTTTACTTACAAATGCTCTAGATAAAGACTGAGTGTCTAAATTTAGATTATATAATGAAGTCCATTGGGATTCGGTTAACCAATCTTGTACATATTGGGAATAGTCATCTATTGAGTACTCTAACAGAGTATCCATCATTTCATCCTCTAACTCTACCGATCTTAAAGGAGCTCCAAGTAAGTGTCTTACTTTCTGATAAAATTCACTTCTTTCGGGTTCATTAATAATTGCCATAAGATTTTTTTTATAAATATCTAAACAAAAAGAATTATTTTGTTGGACAATAAACTAACTCTTTTTCATTATTAGGTACCGTTAGTTTAAAACTCTCTAAAGTGTCAGAATCAATAAATTTGTACGCATCTATTTGTGAGTATTTTGGATCTATTCTAAATCTTATTGATACTCTTTTTTCGTCACAACTTCTTTGACCTTTGTTGGACCAATATAATTGTATGTATTTTGTTGGGACTATTGTGTCATCTTGGTATATTATACCTGACATAAAACTTTTAACTTTTTCTAAGTAATTTTTCGCACTTTCATTTTTATTTAACCAAATAAAAATTTTATCAACTAATGTGTTATACAACTCACCAACTATTGGTTTTTTGTCTGAAATAGCACTTTCTTTAAATATTGAAAAGAATTCTGAAAGGTAGCTGTCAATAAATGAGTCCATTTTTTTTGCTTCAAAATAAGATCCCGCAGGATAAATAACATTCCCGTCTTCATCCAAAAAATTCTCAATAGTCTCTAAATCTGCTTTCAAGTAGTATGATCCCGACTTAAATGAATCTACTAAACATTTGGTTATTCTAAAGAAATGATAGTTTAAAGTTTCTTCATTATTATGAATTTTCATTAAAGTATCAATTAACTTTTCTTTAGCGTCATCACTACAACGATAATTTAATTGTAGTTTAGTTTTTTTGTGTTTAAAATATTTACCAACAAATCTATTTTCATGTTTTTGGTGTTCTTTATATCTTGCATATGATAAAAGATTTGGTAAATTTTCAGGAACTGTAGTTGCGTTTTTTTGTTTTCTTAGTATTTTTTTTGTCTCTTCATTATCATATTCGTTGTCGTCATCAATAATAAAATCAGAAACCAATTTTAAAAAGTTACCTGTTTGTAGAGGATCTTTTAAACTTAACTCTACAATCATTGGAAATGTACCAACTGTTTTTTTATTAAAAAATTTATCTAATCTAACCACACTAGTTTCAATCTCATCTTTAATGTATTGATCATTTATTGTGTCTACAAAATTTTCTAACCTACAAAAAGGAGAATTTTCTTTACCTCTAGATAAACTATATTTACAAAGATATTCAACTTTAGTTTTTGACTTTTTTAAATTTTCGGTTACTTCTTCCTTTAGTTGTGTTTTTTCTTTTTTTGTTTTTGTTAAAAACAAATCATTAACAAATTCCCAATTAACGACATCCCAAAAGTTGTTAATATATTCATCTCTTTTGTTTTGATACTTTAGATAATAAGCGTGTTCCCAAACATCTAAACCTAAAAGTGGAAACCCACCTTTTTTGATTACATTCATTAAGGGGTTATCTTGATTTGGAAGTGACATTATTTTTAGTTTACCTTTGTTGTCCAAATATAACCAAGCCCACCCTGACCCAAACCTATCTTTAGCGGCATCATTAAATTCATCTTTCATTTTTTTAATGTTACCAAAGTCTTTTTTAATCTGTTGGTAAATCTCACCTTTTGGGATTTGTTTTTTTGGTGATAACATTTTCCAAAATAATGCGTGGTTAAATGCTCCTCCCGCATTATTTCTAACCTTATTGTCAAACTTACTTATAGATTTAACTATTTCTTCAAGTTCCATATCACCATCTTTACTTGAAAGGGCTTTGTTAAGTTTGTCAACATATCCTTTATAGTGTTTATTATAATGGACATCCATAGTTTTGGAATCTATGAATTTTTTTAAAGAGGAATATGAATATGGTAATTTATCAATACCAATTTTTTTCATTTCATTTATAAAATTTTTTTGTAATTGGTCTTTTTCCGAAATCAATAACTTTTGTTCAAGTAAAGAAATTTTGTTTGATAAAGTTTTTGTTTCATAAAGTTTTTTTTCTAAATCAGGGTATTGTTTTTCAAACATTTTAACCAATCTTCCCGCAAATGCGTTTGCTTCGTCTTCGTTTTTTCCGCCAATATTAGGACCGTGTTCTCTGCCTTGGACCGACATCTGATATTCATGAACCCATTCGTGTGCCAATGTCCTCATAATATCTCTATTCAATCGGTTTTTAGCTAAAACTTTTAATTCACCATTATTAGTTCTTGATCCTGTAGACATTGATCCAAGTTGTTCACCCAAAAATTTTATTGTGATTGATTTTTTTAATGGGTATTTTTCTTGTAAAAGATTTATAAACTTATCAATAAGTTCTTTATCTTCTTTTTGAAATTTAGTGTCGTTAAATTTTATTTTGATTTCCATTATAGATAAATATAACTATCGATACTTATTTATCATTTTAAGAATTTCTTCAGCGATATCACCAATATTTTCTTGTATTTGATCTCCCATTACAGTTCGTATAATTTCTTTCTTCTTATTAAGAATATCATAGATTGCGCCTTCGATTGTATTATCGTAAATTGGATAATAAACTAATACATTTGATTTTTGACCATAACGATAAGCCCTGTCCTCAGCTTGTGAGTGTTCAGCAGGTACAAATGAAAGGTCGTTCATTATAACAACCTCAGCGGCGGTTAAGGTTAATCCAACACCAGCGGCCTTTAAGTTACCAACAAATACGGTTACTTTTTCATCGTTTTGAAATTTGTCTACCGCTTGTTGACGAACTGCATTAGAGCAACTACCATCAAGATAAACAGCATGTTTGCTAAAATGTTGATAAACTGTTTGTAGGGTATCAGTAAAATTTGTAAAGATGATTACTTTCTTACCTTGTTCTAAAATGTTTTCCACAAATTCAATTGTTTGTTTTGTTTTTTCATTTGCAATTACCTTTCTGACTTTCATCAATTTGGAAAACTGAACC